GCCGCTCTCAAAACGTCACCACATACAGCTCGTTAAGCGCTACATCCCCGACCTAACGACCGTCGGGGAGATGACCGAGGAGAGAGCCATGCAGGTCTACCGCGAGATGCGCCGCAGGGTCGAGGAGAACGGACGGGAAGGACGGACGGAGGCGAAGCAGGCGACGCCCTACGAGCCGACGCTGGACTTCGAGGCCGCAGACCGACGCGAGGAGCGCGTCTTCCGCATTCTCCTCGCCCTGCTCTCCGGCCCGTCGGCCGTTGGACTGTCGGCCTCGGACGCCGTAAGCTATGCGCGCCACGTCCTGCGGACCTTCGAGGAAACAGCACCATAAGACAAAGAGCAGGCGACGGGCCAAGTCGGACGCCGACCGCCTCCGAGGACGGGACGGGAGACGACGGGACGAGGTCGCGAGGGGTCACGCGGAATGACACGCACGCCGGACGGGGCGGGCTTTTGCTACTGCAAACGGTCTGTTCTCTACCGCCAACGCCAGCGGCTGATTCACACCAAACGCACCCACACACACAGACGCGCGCCGAGGCCCGACGGGGAACGTCCACACCCACAGACGGGAGGAAATGAAGAAACAAAGGACGCCCGACGGGGACGGACGACGCCGACGAGGTCCGCCGCCATGCTTAACTAACGAAACCGCATCATCATCAACAACAACCCAATAACACACCACACAGCAATGGAAACAACGCAACAGAACACGGGAGGAACGCCGCAGGCCACCGAACCGAAGAAGGTGGAGGGCTACCTCGGCGACTGGTGACTGGCCAAGGACCAGCGCACGCCCCACGAGATATGGAGCTACGAGCAGCGGCCGAAGCAGGACCGCGGCGTCTTCGGGGGAAATCCGAGTTTTAATATCCCGTTCTACCTCCTACCGACGCTCACCTACGAGACATCGCCCGTACGCGTCCGCATCGCCATCGAACCGACGGAGACCGACGAACTGCTCTCCGAGGCCGAGGCCCTAACGAGCGCCGCGCGACTAATCGCCGAGACGGTCAGGACGCATCGTAAACTCGCCGACCGAGCCGAGGTTCTCGGAACGGTCCTCGCCGAGGTCTTCGAGCGCTTGGACCTGACGGAGGCCGAGACGGCCAAGGCCGCCGAGGCGGTCCGACTGACGGCCGTGGAGTGCATCGAGGGCCGCGGCAAGGCGTACGGTCCGGCGAACCTCCCCATAACCGTCCAAGAGCAGCAGTGGAGGGGCTATCGTCGGCTCGTAGCCACGCAGGGCGACAAGGCGTCGGTGCAGGCCGAACTCTACGACCCCGACACGGGCGGCGAGCGCTACTCGTGGATATACTCGCTCTACGTCGCCACGGACGCAAGACGCGAGGGACGCGGACTGGCGCTGCTCCACCGCATCGAGGACGAGGCGCGCGAACGGGGACTGAAGGAGGCTCGTATGGAGTGGAGGGCCAAGGACACGCCAGGCGAGGTCCTGCAGTGGTATCTTCGCGAGGGTTACCAAATAGCCGACAGCGAAGCCGACTACGACGGCGAGCTGACGAAGGTTCAACTCTCTAAATGGCTCTGACGTATGACACAGGACAAACTGGAAACGCTGACGGAGAAAATCACCGGCCTACTCGACGGGGAACTCGTCACCGACTGTATGCACTACCTCGCCATCGTCGAGGCCTACATCGTCCACAAGGCGGGAATCGAGGACAACTGCGCTGACTCTTTATTCGAGGCCATCGACAGCGACGTCCGCAGGTACTTCCGAGAGTACCGCGAGTGTGAGCCGAAGGAGGCAGGCAAATCAAGCATAGACTAACTAACCGCACCGACGTCCCGACGGGGACGCTACCCCCCCCCAAGTTGCGCTACGGGGTGGACGCCGACCAACACACCAGCGAGGGCGGCCCAATGATAATCTGACGTATACGTAACGCCGCGCGGCCGTACCGAGCGCGAGAGCCTCCAGGGGTTAAACAAAGCGGCCGCGCGTACTCCGAGAAGGTCAGACCACTAAGACGGGGTGGGCGGAGACGCCGATGGCGTCGGTGCTTTTTCAAAAAAAAACGACAACAAGCTATGAAAGAATTGGAAGTAAAAGCAATGCTCGCCGACCCGAATATCCCAGACCAGTACAAGTTGGGCGGTCGGTTGGACGACCGATTTCTCGACGGCGTGGAATACGCCGAACGGGCGATGGAGAAGCACCAGACGTTTTGGGTGGCGCGAGACAGAGATGAAGATGGAAGGATTGGCCAATTATCGCTATATAGCGAGAAGCCGAAACGCAGGGAAAGCGACTTTATAACGGAAAACGGTTTCCACGTCAATTTGCCGCGCTATATGTTCCATAACCTCACTTTTGAGGACGGGCCAAAGAAGCTCAAACTAATAATCGAGGACGAGTAATGAGCGTCACCATCAACGGAATCGCCTTCGACGAAGAACAGTAACACAACACCAAAAACGCATCACATAATGGCATCATCAACAGCAAAAACAGCCCCGTTCACCTTCCGCGGCCTGACCTTCGCGCACACGCAGGCGAAGGAGGGACGCTCACTCTGGGTCTTCGGCCTGTGTCTGCGCCGCGAGCGACGCTCGCCGGCCATCATCACCACCAGCCCCGTCGGCCTGCTCGACCCCGTCCCCGTTCGGCCGTGGTCGCTCGGCGTCGCGACGGGAATGTTTATCGACGGCCGCGAGGTCTTCACCCGTGACCTGCTCGTTATCGACGCCGAGGAGGGCGAGCGCATCGACTACGAGGTCTGCTACGACGCCGACGCCGCGCGCTTCATCGCACGCTCGACGCGGACGGGCTGGCATCGAGACCTCTGCGAGTTCGTCGCCCACAACCGACGCGAGCTGCGTCACCTGCGCGCCGACCTCGACGCGGACTGGCGCCGGCCCTTCGGCATGGAGGACGGAGGCAGCGAGGACGGGCAGGGAGGACCGACGCGGCCATGACACAGCTACAGCACCAACTCACGGAGGACTTCAACTTCCTCGCCCGTGAGCGCGAACGTCTCGCGCAGCGCATGGAGCAGATGGGACTGGCCATGCTCGCGACGCTCCCCGTCACGGTGGACCAGCCCGTCATCGTCGACCGTCACTACGGCTGGGTTCTACGTCTGCGCGTCCGTACCTCCGTCGGCGTAGGTAGCATCGAGATGCTCTACAATACGCCGACGCCGAAGGGCGAGCGGTCGCGGAAGTTCCGAACCGTACATCTGACGGTGGACGACATAGCCGAGCGCGTCGAGCCGTGGGACGGCGTGACGTTCGACCCTGCGCTTCACGATACGGCCCTCTGCGAGGGCGAGAATCCTAACGTCACTCAATGGCTAAACAGACGAGACAGATAGATTTTCCATATCCACAGTGTATGTATTCAGTATTATTTTCCACGTTTCAAGAGTGGCGCGCCGACGGTCCGCGACGGATAGTCGGCGCTTTTCGTTGAACAACCGACCGCCGAAAAGCGTATCTTTGCAGCGGTCACCAAAAACAACATCATAACGACATGGACATCATCAACACACAGCTCCTTCCGCTCTCCAAGATAGAGAAGAACACGGGGCAAATCGAGGGCCTACCGAAGAACCCTCGAACCATCAAGGACGCCGACTACCGACGGCTCGTCCAGTCCATCACGGACAACCCAGAGATGCTCTCCCTGCGTGAGCTTCTGGTCTACCCGCACGGCGGGAAGTTCGTCATCATCGGCGGAAATATGCGCTTCGAGGCCCTGCGTGAGCTGGGCTACAAGGAGGCGCCCGTCAAAATCATCCCAGCCTCGGCCACGGTCGAGCAGCTGCGCGCCTACACGCTCAAGGACAACGGCTCCTTCGGTGACTGGGACTTCGACCTGCTGGCCAACGAGTGGGAACTCTCCGAGCTGGAGGCCGCCGACATCGACATGAGCATCATGCAACAGGACGTGGAGACACCGAGCGTCCCAGCACAGCAGGAGGCCGAGACCGAGCCGTCGTTGTTTGACCGATTTGTCGTCCCTCCGTTCTCCATACTCGACTCTCGGCAGGGCTATTGGCAGGAGCGCAAGAAGATATGGCGTGGTGTAATCGGAGACTGCGGAGCGAGTCGCGAAGACGTTTTTGGCCTTCCACTCGAGATGAAATACCACGACATTTATCAACGTACGCGCCACAAGAGAAAGGAGCTTGGATTATCTTTCACCGAGTACTTCGAGAAGTACGTCACGGACGAGGAAAAAGCCGCGTGCGACAATATGTGCTTTGTGAACGGTGTTTCCATGTTCGACCCCGTCCTCGCCGAGGTGCTCTGTCGATGGTTCACGCCAGGGGCTAAGTCTAAGATTTTCGACCCCTTCTCCGGCGACACACAGAAGGGTTTGGTCTTCGCGACGCTCGGCCATACATTCCGAGGCGTCGAGCTTAGGCAGGAGCAAGTTGACGTCAATAACGGAGTCGTCGAAGGGCGAGGTCTCGACATTGAGTACATCTGCGACGATGGAAGAAACATCGGCCAGCATATCGCGCCGGACTCGCAGGACATGCTCTTCTCCTGCCCCCCCTACTACGACCTCGAGATATATTCCGATGATGAGCGCGATGCGTCGAATCAGAAGACCTATGGCGAGTTTATTAACATAATCCGTGACGCGTTCGCATCTGCGTTGCGCTGTCTGAAAAGGAACCGCTTCGCAGTTATTGTCGTCGGAGACGTACGAGAAAAAAACAGCTCGTTGTATTACGACTTTACGGGCGACATAAAGCGAATCTTCGCCGACAACGGAGCACGCCTCTACAACGAGATAATACTCGTCGAATCTGGAGCAACGGCCGCGTTGCGAGCCGCTCGCAACATGGAGTCTCGCAAGGTCGTCAAGGTACACCAAAACGTCTTGGTCTTCTACAAGGGCGACAGACCGACGACGGACGTTAAGCGGGAGTTTGAGAAGTTGTCACACGAGAAGGGCGACATAGATTTATTCATAATGAACTCCGATGAACGGACAGAAACGGAAGCGGAGGAGGCCGAGGAATGACACTGAACGAATATCAGCAGGCGGCCATGGAGACGGCCACCTACGACCGCGAGAAGTACGGCGTCGTCTACACGGCGCTCGGACTGACGGGCGAGGCTGGCGAGGTCGCCGACAAGGTCAAGAAGGTCCTGCGCGACGACGCGGGCCGACTGACCGACGAGACCCGTCGGGCGCTGGCCCTCGAGCTGGGCGACGTGCTCTGGTACGTGGCCATGACCGCCACGGAGCTGGGACTGACGCTGGGCGATGTCGCCAAGATGAACAACGAGAAACTGCGCTCACGGGCACGACGTGGTCGGCTCGGCGGGAGCGGGGGACGATAGATAACGATTAACAACCGAAGAACGAAATGAACGCAAAACTACACAACATCTTGGCGTGGACGCTGACGGCCCTCGTCGTCGTCCTCGCCTCGCCGCTCCTCGTCGGCTTCTTGGCCATTATGCTCTTGGCCACCGTCGTCGTGGCCATCGGCATCGGACTGGCGGCGCTCTACTACGGCGCGCTGCACGTCGGACGCAAGGCGTGGGGCTGGGCGCTTTGGGCTGGAAAGGAGGTGCGGAGATGGACGTGACGCGAAAAATAAAGATAGCGACGACGGTGGCGGCGACGGCGGTCGCCACGCTCATCTCCACCGCCATCTTCCTCTTGGTCCGATTCGTCCCGTGGCTTCTCTATGCCCTCCTCGTTCTCTTCGTCGTCTGCGCCATCGGCTTCGGCTTCTTTTGCTGGTCTCGCGACCGCTATGAGGCGAGGAAGGCCAAGGCGAAACGCGAGGCGGAGGAGGAGGGCGAACGGCTCTACATCTTCCGCAACCGGAACGGCCTGCTCTGGGTCTCGCCAGTCCGACCGACGAGGGAGGAGGCCGATGGCTGTTGGCCCGTTCCCGACGACGCCGACGCGCTGACCGTCGACATCGACGACCGTCTCTACCCCGACGTGACGTGGGAGAACTCACCCAAGGAACTAATAATCAAAAGATAAGGAAATGGACAACGGAAACCTCATACCGCTGAACGAGCGAAGCAAAGACGACGCAAAGGAGATACAGCGCCTCGGAGGAATCGCCCGTGGACGGCAGCGACGCGAGCAGCGGACGATGCGCGAGGCGGCGCAGGACCTGCTGAACAGCGAGGTCGAGGTCAAGATGAAGGACGGCACCACCAAGCAGCTACAGTTCCGCGACGCCATCACGCAGAAGTTCGGGGCGGACGCCCTAAAGAACCTCAAGCTGGAGACCTTCAAGTACATCGTCCAGCTGGCAGGCGAAGAACCGAAGCCGACGGTGGACGTGAAGGTCTCGCAGACGCCCTCGGAGGAGCGCTTCGCTGGCCTACCCGACGACGTCCTCTACGACATCGCCGACAAGGCGCAGCAGGCGGAGCACGAGCGAATCAAGCGCGAGAAGGGAGGCGCGACGGAATGACCGCCGAGGAGCTGACGGCCATCGTCCGTCGCGCGGCTCGCGGACGGCTCTCGAACTTCGCGCGCTACGTGCAGCCCGACATCGAGTTCGAGCCGTTTCACCGCGTCTACTACCGACTGCTGGACCTCTTCGCCCACGGACGCATTCGGCGCATGATAGTGCAGATGCCGCCGCAGCACGGAAAGTCGCTCGGCTCGTCGCGCCTGACGCCCGCCTTCCTCCTCGGCCTACGTCCGGACGCGCGGCTCTGCATCGGCTCGTACTCGTCAATCATCGCGCGCGACTTCAATCGCGACGTGCAGCGCATCATGGATACGGAGGAGTACCACGAGCTGTTCCCCGATTCGACGCTCAACGGCTCGTTCACGGTCTACGACCAGACGGCGAAGCGCACGACGGACGTCTTCGACATTGTCGGCCATAAGGGGTCGCTGCGCGTCGTCGGCCGCGGCGGCTCGCTCACCTCGAAGACCGTGGACGTGGCCATACTCGACGACGTCTACAAGGACTACGCCGAGGGTAACTCGCCGATTATTCGCGAGGCGGCGTGGAAGTGGTACACCACGGTCGTCAGAACGCGTCTACACAATAAGTCGCAGGAGCTAATCGTCTTTACACGATGGCACGAGGACGACCTCATCGGCAGGCTCGAAAAGTCGGGCGAGCGTATCGTGGACCTCGGAGCTTGGACCGACCTCGACGGCCTCGCCGACGGCGACTGGCTGCGCGTGAACTTCGAGGCCCTGAAGACGGGCGAGCCGACGGAGATAGACCCCCGTGGCGAGGGTGAGGCTCTGTGGCCCGCGATGCACTCGCGCGAGCAGCTCGAAGCGCAGCGCGCGCTCGACGCCGTACAGTTTCAGTGCCTCTACCAAGGCAACCCCTCGTCGGCCGAGGGGCGGCTCTACCAGACCTTCTCGACCTACGTCGACCCCGACGAGCTTGGCGCGGCCGTCGGACGGGGAAACGTCACGGATACGGCCGATACGGGGTCGGACAGCCTCTGCTCCATCTGCTACACGCGCTACACGTCGCGCACGGTAAGAGACGAACGCGGCAGGCCGCAGGCCTTCCTCGCCGTGACGGACGTCACCTACACGGACGAGCCAATCGAGGTAACGACGGAGGCCGTGCCGATGATGCTCAACCGCAACGGGACGCAGTACGCCTACATCGAATCGAATAACGGCGGCCGCGCCTTCGCACGTATCGTACAGCCGAAAGCGCCGAGGACGCGCATCGACTGGTACGCCCAGACGCAGAACAAGGAATCGAGAATCATCACGAACGCCTCGCTCGTCACCTATCACGTCGTCATGCCCGTCGACTGGGCGCAGCGCTGGCCCAGATTCTACAACGACGTCACGCACTTCCTGCGCGACTTCCACGCCAACCGACACGACGACGCGCCCGACTGCCTGACGGCCATCATCGAGCGCGAGATAACGGGGAAACAGACGGGAATACGACGGCTGAACTAATTTTTTTTGGCCAAAAGTGTTGCGGCGTTGATTTTCAACGTATATTTGTGCGCGAACGGGCAATGGGTCAGCTCGCCAAAGAGACCAATAACCATCTTAACAATCAAACAAAACTGACTAACATCATGGGACTTGTATGTAATTGCCCCTTGGGCGCGGCACTGACCGACGTGCCTCTCTACGACTGCCCCGAATCGCTCGGACAGCTCCAGAAGGTCATCTTCCAACGCATCGAATCATCGACGGGCGTTAAGAACAAATTCACCTCGACGAACGACATCTCGAAGCTCGCCTCGTGGACCGCCTTCGTCTCGGCCACGGACGGAACGAAGGTCGTACCGTCGCCCTACATCACGAACCCATCGAACGAGCCTGGCGCTGCCCGTACCTACGGCGGCGGAAACGAGACCTTGGGCGGCGTGGAAATCAACATCGGACGCGAGCCGACCTCGTTCACGGGTACACTCCTTCAGGAACACCAAGACACCATCAAGGCCTTGAAGGAACTGCAGTGTGAGGGCGCTCTCGGCGTCTATCTCGTCGACGAATCGGGAACAATCGCGGCGATAGCCGACAACCCGACCTCACCGACGACCTACTCGCCCATCCCCATCTACGGCTTCTTCGTCGGCGACAAGACGCTCGGCGGCCTCGAAGCACCCGACTCGAACTCCATCTCTTGGAAGTTCAAGCCGAACTGGAGCGACAACCTCGTCCTCGTTCATCCCGACGGCTGGTCGCCGCTGACGGACATCAAGAAGACGACGTCGTCGGCCACGAACGAGAGTAAGTAACGAACCACACACAATAACGGACCAAAGAAAATGAAAGTTGCAAAACCCACAACGGTAACGGTGGAGCTGGTCACCGAGGACGGTCAGCGCGGTGCGTTCGAGCTGGAACACGCCGAGCGCCTCCTGCGTATGCCCAATAACGGCGGCTGGCGTCTCCCCGACGCGTCACCCTACCAATTCGACTACTACGATGGCATTACTCGACGAACGGACAGTACGAGAGCTGACGAAAGCGCCGAAGCATAAGGAGACGCTCTCGAAGGCCGCGGCGCACCAAGGACACCTGCGCCTGCATACGGAGCGCTACCTGCGTCCCGACGAGGCGAGCGTCCCGTTCTCGGCCTTCACGTCGTGGGTACGGCGGCTCATTCCGAAGGATAAGTACGAGACCTTCCTCTCGCTCTTCCGCCTGCCCGTCCAGACCGTTCCGCTCACGGAGCGCATCTACGCCGAACTGGAGCGCGTCTTCGACGGACGGAACGCGGCGCAGCAGTTCCAGTTCCTCGACGCCACGGACGGCGACGACTGGGAATGGTATCGCCACGACCGTCTCGGAGAACCCGACGTCTGGAGGCAGCGCATCTGGCCCGCCGTGAAGACCTCCATCAACGCCTTCCTCGTCGTCGACCTCCCGACGGAACAGCATACTGGGAGGCCCGAACCGTACTTCTATACGCTTCCCGTGGAGGCGGTCATCGACTACGAAACGCGCGACGGTGGAAACCTCGATTGGATTATCTTCCGAACGCGCGACGGCCGCGTGGCCGCCTTCGACGCGGAGGCCATGCGCCTCTACGACGTCGACAAGGACGGAAACGTCGCAGGCCTCGCCGAGGAAAGGCGACACGGCCTCGGCTACTGCCCCGCGACCTTCCTCTGGGCGACGCCCCTAACGGCAGAACGGCCCGACGTAAAGTCCTCACCCATCTCGTCACAGCTCGGCAATCTCGACTGGCTGCTCTTCTTCTCCGTCTCGAAGCGACATCTCGACCTCTACGCCCCGTATCCGATTTACTCAGCCTACGCCGCGGACTGTACGTATCAGAATAACGAGACGGGCGACTACTGCGACGGCGGCTACCTGCGGAACGCGCAAGGCCACTATCGCTTTCTCTCGGACGGCTCGCTCATGCCCTGCCCCGTCTGCTCCTCGAAGCGCATCGCGGGCGTCGGCTCGTTCATCGAAGTCCCGCTCCCGAAGGAGGGGCAGGACCTACGGAATCCAGTCACCATCACGACGGTCGACCGCGAGTCGCTGGACTACAACACCGCCGAACAGCAGCGTCTCGCCGAGGAAATCTTCCAAGGCGTGACGGGAAAGACGGGCGACGTGCAGCAGAAGGAGGCCATGAACGAGCGGCAGGTCACCTCGTCGTTCGAGACGCAGCGCAACGTCCTGCTCGGACTGAAGGCCAACCTCGAACGGGCCATGACCTTCGTCGACGACACCGTCTGTCGGCTGCGCTACGGGTCGAGCTACGCCACCTGCAACATCAACCTCGGAACGGAGTTCTATCTCTACTCGGCCGAGGAGCTGCAGACGCTCTACGAGACGGCCAAGACGGCCGGCGCATCGGAGGCGAGACTGGACGCCATCGCGGACCTGCTCATCGAGACGGAGAACAGAAACAACCCGATAGCTCGTCAGCGAATGTACATCCTAAAGCAGCTCGAACCGTATCGACATCGGACCATCGAGGAGCTGACGAGCGGAACGGCCACGGAGGTCGTTGGTCGTGAGGAACTGGTCATCAAGCTCAACTTCTCGGCCTTCATCGACCGCTTCGAGCGCGAGAATATCAACATCACGGAGTTCGGCAGCCAGCTGCCCTTCGCCCGTAAGATAGCAATCATTAACGAACAACTACACAGCTATGCCCAAGAACAACTTGACAGAATCCGAGGTAATCAGCCAGCCGCAGGAGGCGGAGATGGCGCAGACCGAAAGCGCGTCAGCGGCTTTGGAAAGTGAGGCCACGCCCGTGACCGAGGAGCAGACGGGGCGTCCGACCTACTACACCGTCGACGTCGAAAAGCCGCTCTTCTCGCCCGTGGACGGAAAGCGCCTCTCGCACAAGGTGCGGCAGCAGTTCGCGCCGCGCGCCTTCGCGCAGTTCAAGGCGCAGGCCACACAGCTCGGCTACACCTACACGGTCATCGACGGACCGACCGACGAGTAACACGACGGCGTGAAGATGAACGGGTAACATCAACACAAAACACCACAAACAGAAATGGCACTAACCAAAGAAGTAATCACGGCCAACGCTGGCCTCGCGTCGCTGACGGAGGACCAGGTAGCGGCCATCGTCGAGTTATCGCGTAACGACGAATCGACGGTCATCGGCAATCGTATCGGGGAAATCTACGGACAGCTCGACAAGGACATCTTCGCCGTCACGGGCGTCGAGAAGAAGCAGGGCGTCCGCACCTACGAGTACATGAAGGAGATACTCGGCCGCTACAAGGAGGAGGCCGCAAGCGTCCCGACGCTCCAAGGCGACGTCGCTAAGCTGCGCGACGAAATCGCCGGCTACAAGAAGACCATCGCCGAGGGCAAGGGAGACGAGGAAATCGCCAAGCAGCTGCGCGACGCGCAGAAGCAGCTCTCCGATTCGAGGGAGCTACTGACGAAGACCGCCACGGAGTGGGACGCCAAGTACAAGGCCCTCGACGCCGAGTATAAGGCCGCCATCGTAGACGGGGAGTTCTCGGCGGCCCTCGCCGGCATGAAGTTAAAGTCCATCTATCCCGAATCGGTCCAGCGGACGCTCGTCGAATCGGCCAAGCGCGCCATCCTCTCGGCCTCGACGCCAGAGATACAGACGGGCGAGGACGGACGCCGAACGCTCGTCTTCCGCGGCTCGGACGGGAACGTACGAACGAACCCGGAGAACAAGCTCAACCCCTTCACGGCGGCCGAACTGCTCCGCGCCGAGCTGCGCGACGTCATCGAGCCGCAGCGCAAGGTCACGGGCACGGGAACGACGCCACCGAACGAGGTCGTGACGACGACCGTGGCAGGCGCAAAGACGCAGGTCGAGGCGGACGAGCTAATCGCCAAGGACCTACTGGCGAAGGGCGTCATCCGCGGCTCGCAGGACTTCGCCGAACAGTCGCTCAAACTGCGCCGCGAGTACGGGGTGGATAAACTACCCATACAGTAAGAAACAGCGCCACCACGCGCGCCAAAACGGGCCACACGGGGCGGCGAAAAAGAATAACCAGCGAGCATGGGTAACTCGTCTATTTGTCCAACCACTTAACAAACAAACAACACTATGAGCTTACTTGCTACCAGAATGCAAAATCTCCGTGCCCAGTCGAATCTGGACAAGAACGAGATTCGCCCAAGCCGCTACGGCGCGCTCGACGTCTTTCAGCGCCATACGGCATCACCCACGGGAATCCTCTCCGAGGAATTGAAGCAGCGCGCCGAGGCCTCGATGGGCCGCACCGTCGAAGTCCCCGTCATCGAGAACGGCGAGGTAAATATCAGCAACACGCGCACCGTCACCATCGGGGACGCCGAGAACACGTCGCAGCTTGTACAGGTCACCTTCTCGACCCTCTCTTGGGGCTTCACCGAGGTGCCGTCGGCCTTCCTCAACAACGAAATCTCGCTCCAGCGTGACTTCAACGCCAAGTTCACGAAGTGCCTCTACGCCGTGGCTAAGAAACTCGACGAGATGGCCTTGGCCACCATCGAGGCCAACAAGACGACGGTCTTCGCCGACAAGCTCGGATACACGGTCGAGGCCGGAACGCTGAAAGCGCCTTGGTCTGACCGCGAATCAATCATCGGCGACATTAACCCGCTGATGGCCGCCAACGACTTCTACGGACAAATCGACGTCGTCGGAAACAGCGGCATCGAGTCCATCGTCCGCAAGCTCTCCGAGAAGGGCCTCTACAACGCCGAGAACAAACAGCTCGAATACAGCGACAAGATTCTCCACTTCACGAACTCGCTCCAGAACGAGGATGGGCAGTACGGTACGGGCTTCGCCATCGAGGCCGATTCGCTCGGTATGCTCTTCCGCTTCGAGCGTGAGGTGGTCCTCGGAACGAAGACCAACATCGGCTACGAGTGGGGCAAGGAGAACCTCCCGCTCCTGAATATCCCCGTCGGAACGTACTACTACGAATCCGTCGGCGACTACAGCGGAATCGCCGGTGCTGCCACGGCCGACAATACGCGCGCCTTCAAGCGCCACTACGGTTTCTCCGTCGACGTGGCCTTCCTCACCGCCTTCAACTCGAACGCCGAGAAGCAGGCGCAGCCTATCTTGAAGTTCGAGATTGCAAGCGGAACGGCACGCGACACGAAGAACGTAGTCATCGTCAACGACACGACGAATCCCGTCGTAACGAAGACGGTCTAACAGATAGTGTATTTTCGATGTGTGTTACTGAAGCATAGAAGGGAATTCTGAAGCATCACACGTGCTTAACGTTTCTTTAGAAGGGGGCTGGACGCGACGTCCCGCTCCCTTCGCCCATTTTTAATCACCACCAACAACAAACAACAGATATGTATCGAATCGACGCAATACGCGAGGCCCTGCGGCCGCTCCTCGGCTGGCGCTCGCCCTATCGGCTCACGACCAGCGACGGACGCGACCTAACGAGAACGGACAGCGGCCTCTGCTATCAAGACTTCCACCCGCTGCTGACGCTCGATAATCTCCGCTCCGTAGCCCCAGACTTCGCACTCGCGACGCCCGACTGGACCGACACGACCGTGGCCCGTCGGGGCGACATGGTCCAGTACGGCGGAGAATACTACACGGCCACGGAGGCGACGACGGAGGAACCAGGCGACGGCTCTTCGGCCTGGGCCTTGGTAGACCCCTTCGTCGAATGGCTCTCGCAGAAGACGGACGCCGCCATAGCCTCGCTCATCGGGCGCTACTATACGGAGAAGGTCCTCACGGGGACGACGCGCGACACGCTCGAGACGCGCGTCATGTTCGACGGCGCAGGCCGCCTCTCCGACCTCTGCGCCGACGACCACGCCCTCGTCGGCATGGAACTCGTCCCCATCCGCTCGCTCGGCGTCTTAACGCGCCTCGACCGCGTGGCCCTGCAGTTCACCGCACCGACGCCCGTAACGCTCTACCTCATGCAGTCGGGTTCGGACGCAGCCGTCCGCGAGACGACGCTCAACTACACGCGCACGGGCGGCGTCGAGTGGTTCGACCTCGGCTGGGAGCTACCCTACTCCTCCGACGAGACGGAGACGGGCGGCTCGTGGTTCGTCGTCTACGACCAGCGGCAGCTCTCCAGCGGTGTCTCGGCCGTCCGAAAGTCGCTCGACTGGTCGCAAGGCCCATGCAAGGTCTGCTCGCGCGTCGAGCTGCTCAACTGGCAGGCGTGGACGCGCTATCTCGAGGCGCATCCGATGCGCGTCCCACCGACCGTCGGGCAGGGCGACCCGGTAAGGATGTGGGACGTCGCGAAGAACGTCTACACCTACCAGTCGAACTGGGGGCTGAACTTCCGCCTGACCGTGGCCTGCGACCTAACGGACCTCATCACCGAACAGCGCGCGGCCTTCCAGACGGCCCTCGGCCTGCAGGTCGCCTCGGACCTCCTGCGCGAGTTCGCCTACAACCCCTCGTTCCGGCTGAACCGTACGCAGCAGAATCTATCGCGAAACGACATCCTCTACGAGCTTGACGGCGACTCGACGTCGGCGAAGAAGTCGGGCATCGGCCAAAGGCTGACGGAGGCCATCGAGGCCGTCAAGCTCTCGACCGAGGGCCTTGCGCGCGTCTGCCTTCCCTGCAAGGCCGAGGGAATAAGATACCGCACCGTATGAAGCGCCTAACGGACCTACGGGACGCGCTTCGCTCGTTCCGCGACCGCCTCGACTTCGAGATGGCCGAAATCACGGAGACGGAGGAGGCGAGGAGGAGAATCACGGAGGCGAACGTCAGCCAGCTCTACGACTACGGACGGAGGGCCGACGGACGGGAAATCACGCCACCATACGCCGAATCGACCATCAAGCGAAAGCGGCGACGGGGGCAGCCGACGAACCGCGTGACGCTGCGCGATACGGGCGCCATGCACTCGCGCCTGCAGGTCGTGGCCGACGACGCCGACCTCTTCCTCTACTCCGACCGCCCCTACGTCCGCTACCTCCTCGAACGCTACGGGAAGGAAATCTTCGGACTAACGGAGGAGGCTGCCCGACGAATAGCGCGCGAGGTCTACGCCCCAGCGCTCCTGCGCCGCCTTCGCCTCCTGCTTGGGAAATGAACCCCGACCAACAACGAAAATATAGCAAGAAATGACCACAACAAGAACAACAACGAACCGAGGACGGGGCGGCATCGAGGCCGCACCGAAGCAGCAGGGCGAGGCTATGGCCGTGCGCATCGTCTCGAAGATGCAGGACGAGCTGCTGCGCCTCCTTCCGTGGCTGACGCACGCCTTCGGCATCGCCCAGCGCATGACGGGCCGACGCGACGAGGGCCGAACGTTCGTCTATCCCGCGGCCTACATCGGCGCAGGGGAGTATACGAACCTCCTACCGACGGACGCCCTCGGAAACTACACGTTCGTCACTATCGACGACCCACAGCGCGTGGCCTTCCGACGCCTCCAGCGCTCGACGGTGCGCGCACCCTTCTCCCTCACGCTCTGGTACGACCTGCGCACCGTCACGGACCGAGCCGAGGAGCGCGCGACGGAGGAGGTGAAGCGCCAGCTCCTGCGCGCCCTCTCGACGATGAACTTGGCCGACGGGGCGCACGTCGACTTCACCAGCATCTACGAACGCCCATCGAACGTCTGGGAGGGCTACACCATCTCGGAGGCGGAGGCACAGTTCATGACGCACCCCTACGGCGCTCTGCGCATCGAGGGTGAACTAACCTACACGGAGGACTGCTGACCTATGGACGCCCCTGCTTTTCTCGCCTACACCGCCATCGTCGCCCTCGCGGCGGCGTGGGCCGTTCTCCTCCTCGCGCGCGTCGGCCTTCGCGACTGGGTCGTCGTCCGCGCGCCGAGGCTCATCTCCGAGCTTGCGGCCTGCGACTTCTGCCTCTCTTGGTGGCTCTGCGTCATTTTTTCCCTCGTCGCGGCGTTCGTCGTCGGCGATTTTCGACTACTTTTGTGCGCCCTCACGGCAACACCCATAACACGTTTCCTGCTATGAATATACAGCGTTTCTGCGGCCATCGCGTCGAACTCTACGACTGCATCGACGAACTCCCGATACAGCGTTTCCAGAAGTACAACAAGTTCCTGATGATTGAGGCTGGCGTCGGCTCTACGGCAGCCGACATCGTCGACCATATCACGCGGGCCGAGCGGCTCGTCCGAACAGACCCGACGGCGGCCCTGCGCGAGCTGGAGAACGTCCGCACGGGCATCTACCTCGTCCGCGAGGAGCTGTCGCCGCCCTACCTGGCCTTCGCCGTCCTCGTCGCGCGTATCGATGGCGAGCCGATGACGGACATCTCGGACGACGGGCTACGGGCCACGCTGGACCGCCTGCGCACGGCGCGCGTCGGTTGGATAGACTGCATCTTCGATGCGGTCAAAAAAAAAATTGACACCGAGCTACGGGCCTACTTCCCCGAACGCTTCGACGACGCGGCGGAGAAACAGTTCTACGACGACCTAAAGGAGCACACCCTGCTCACGCTCGACACCGTCGCCACGGGCAAGGACCACGCCGATGAACAGGCCGAGATTGTCGCGCGCATGGACCGACGCGGAAAGCCGCAGGCCTTCACTGGTCGCGATTCGGCCGAGGTCCGCTATGACCGACAGTTCGAGGACCTCTGCGTGGCGCTCACGGAGTACACGCACGGCGTCGACCCGCATACGATGACCGTCATGCAATTCTACACGACGGAGGCCTACGCACAGCGGCAGGTCAAGGAGCAGCGACGACGCGCGCAGCGGACGGCGGCCAAGGCGGCAAGATAACGACAAACATAAACACAACATAACGCAAGACAGATACAATGGACAACCCACTGAAATACTCGGACCTCCTACAGCCTGACCGCTCGCTCTCGGACGCCATCGACCAGCTGACGCGCCTAAACACGGCCTTCGAGACGCTCTCGAAGAACGTCTCGGCGCGCGCCGAGGAGGTGAAGGGACAGCTCCAGAAGCAGTCGGGGGCGACGCGCGAACAGCAGCTCGTCATTCAAGGCTTCGCCGAGGAGGCGACCCGTCTAAGTAAACTACAGGCGCAGGCGCTGAAGGAACAGCGCGCGGCGGAGCTGGCCCTCCAGAAGGTAACGACGGAGAAGCTACGGCAGGAGAAACTAAAGCAGAAGGCCGCGAAGACGGAGCGGCTAAGCATTAAGGAAGCCATCGAGCTATCGAGGCAGGAGGTGCACTCCATCGAGGAGGCCAACGAGGCCAACAAACGGCTGCGGCAGACGGTCCGACAGATAACGGACGCCGAGGACAAGGAGGGGCGGATACGCGCCGAACTGAACTCGCAGATACAGCAGAACACGAACTACATCAAGCGCAACTCCGACGCCATGATTCGCCAGAAGATGAACGTCGGCAACTACACGGAAAGCATCAAGCTCGCCTACGCGCAGATAAAGAACGGGAACAACGTCATGGGGAACATGGGCATCATCGCCCGCTCCCTCGGTGGCGCCTTCCGTTCCGACCTCGCGTCGGGCGTGGCGCAGGTCTCCACGGGCATCGGAAACATGGTCAAGGGCTTCGTCGGGGCGCAGGCCGTGCTCTTGGCCATCACCAAGACCGTGGGGGCGTTCAAGGAGGGCGTCAAGACCATCGTCGACTATCAGGCCGCCAACTCGAAGCTCGCTGCCATACTCGGGACGACGGTCGACGGCGTGAAGGAGCTGCACGACGATTCGCTCCGCCTCGGAGCGGCCACGGCCTACACGGCCTCGCAGGTCGTCGAGTTACAGACTGAGCTGGCCAGGCTCGGCTTCACGAAGCAGGAGATTCTCGACGTCACGGCCGACGTCCTGAAGTTCGCCACGGCGACGGGTTCGGACCTCGGCGAGGCAGCGACCGTCGCCGGTGCCGCTCTGCGCGCCTTCGGGGCGACCTCGAAGGAGATGAAGCGCTACGTCTCGACGATGGCCGTGGCCACGACCAAGTCGGCGCTCTCCTTCTCGGACCTCTCGACGGCCATCTCCACGGCCGCGCCCGTGGCCAAGGCCTTCGGCTTCACCATCGAGGACCTTATGGCGCTGATGGGCGCCTTGAAGAACGCGGGCTTCGACGCCTCGTCGGCGGCGACGGCGACGCGAAACATTCTGCTCAATCTGGCCAACGCAGGCGGCAAGCTCGCCAAGGCGCTCGGTCAGCCCATCACGTCGCTCTCGGACCTCTCGACGGCCTTCGCTACGCTGCGCGACAAGGGCGTCGACCTCTCGACGGCCCTCGAACTGACAGATAAACGTTCGGTGGCCGCCTTCGAATCGTTCCTCACGCAGGCTGAGGGGCTGGAGACGCTCCGAAGGTCCATCACGGGGGCGGAGGCAGACCTCTACTCGATGGCCGATACGATGGCCGATAACGTCGCCGGCTCACTAAGGAAGATGCAGTCGGCGTGGGAGGGACTGATGCTGACCTTCGAGCGGTCCACTGGTCCGATGAAGAAGGTCGTCGACTGGATAACGTCCTCGCTCAACTCCCTTGCCTACGACTTCAAGGACCTCGACGGGAAGAACAAGCAGGTGGTGGATAGCTCCATCGCCGCGCAGGACCAGCTGATGATGAAGACGGGCGTCGTCTCGGAGTTCCTCTCTCGGCAGGTCCAGTGGCGCTTCGACGAGATGGTCAAATCGGGCAAGTCGGAGGCGGAAGCCGCCAAGCAGGTACGCGAGGACATACAGAAGGAGCTACGGGCAGAATACGCGAAGGAGGAGAAGCAGCAGGCCAGACACCTCGAGGCGCAGAAGGAGCTACAGAAGGAGTACGACGGGGCGACGCTCTGGCAGCAGATGACGGGCCAGCGCAAGTCGAACCTCGAATACGAGAACGCCATACGTGCCAAGTCGGTCCTCATCGGCGAGAACGCCGCGGAGATGTACAAGCTGCAAACGAAGATGAACGCCTTGGCCTCCTACGACTTCGGTATCAAGCAGCAGACGACGAAGACGACGCCGACGACGGAGGCGAGCGGCGCAGGGACGAAACCGAAGGGGGCGGACAGAACGCAGCAGATAGCCCAGAAGAATCTCGACATACAGCGGCAGGCAGCGGAGACGGAGGTCGCGATAATGGCCGACGGACAGAAGAAGGAGCGGCGGCAGATAGAAACGAGCTACGCCGCGCAAATCGCGACGCTACAGAATAAGCTCGACAACGACAAGGACCTCACGGCAAAGTCACGCGACGCCATCAATGCCATGATACTGACCAAGGAGCAGCTTCGCGACAAGGAACTCTCGGCCGTCGACGAGAAGTATCGGCAGCGGCAGCTGCAGAAGGAGCAGGAGACGATAAGTCTACGGCTCGCGGCCACGGCCAAAGGCTCGGAGGACGAACTGGCGCTACAGCTCCAAGCCGTCGAGAATCAGCGAAAGCAGGCCCTCGCGAAGAACGCAGCGCTCACGGAGGAGATGCGGCAGTCGGAGGCCGACATCAACGCCAAGTACAACAAGCAGGCCGAACAGACGGAGAAGGCGTTCCGCTACCAGCAGCGCCTCACGGCCTTCGACGCCGAACAGCGGCTCTCGGAGGCGGAGTTCAACCTCACGGAACACACGGAGGAGGAGAAGACCAGATTCAAGCTGCAGGCCGAGGCCGGCCGCCAGGCGCTGCTCCTGCAGCTCGCCGAGTGTGGTATGGCCGACCTCTCGGAGACGGAAATCGCCGTCATGCGCAAGACCTTGGCCAAGATGCAGAAGATGCTCTCGACGTCGACGACCACAAGCGGCAAGAAGGACCTCTTCGACCTCATGGGGCTAAAGCTCGATGACGGTCAGAAGCAGGCCATCGAGCAGTCGACGTCCTACGTCGTCTCGCAGTTCCAAGAGATACTCGCGGCGCAGACCGAAATCGCGACGGCGGCCTACGAGAACGCGCAGACGGCGACGGAGAACGCTAAGTCACAGCTCGAGGCCGAAATCGAGGCCAGAAACAACGGCTACGCAAACAGCGTCGAGACGGCCAAGAAGGAGCTTGCGCTGGCCGAGGAGAAGGAGGAGAAGGCGCTTAAACGGAAGAAGAAGGCCGAGCAGGCACAGGAGCAGCTCGATACGCTGACGCAGACCTCGTCGCTCATCACGGCGTCGGCCAATATCTGGTCCTCACTCTCCTCCATCCCCATCGTCGGCGTCGGGCTGGCCATCGCCGCCATCTCTACGATGTTCGCCTCCTTCGCAGCGGCTAAGGTCAAGGCCCGACAGGCGGCAGGGGCGACGGAGTACGGCGAGGGTGGCTTGGAGTTCCTCGACGGCGGCTCGCACCAGTCGGGCGACGACGTCGACCTCGGACGGACCGAGGACGGGCGGCCCAGACGCGCCGAGGGCGGCGAGATGTTCGCCATCATCAACAAGCGCAATACGAGGAAGTATCGCCGCGACCTGCCCGACATCGTCCGCTCCTTGAACCAAGGGACGTTCGAGCGGCGCTTCGCGCGCACCTTCGACGGCTCGGAGCGTCTCGCGCCCATCGTCACGCTCACGGGGGCACAGACGGACACGGCCACGATAGAGCGCGAACTAAGGGCCATCAGACGGCAGGGCGAGGAGCAGGCCGTGGCCTTGGCCGACGGAACGGTCCTCGTTCGTCGGGGGAATGTACAACGCATAATTAGACGGGTATGAACGGGATAATCACACAGACGCGCGTCGGGCGGCTCTTCGTAGACCAAGTCGCCGCGCGCTACTACGACTGCTACTTCTCCGTGCCGCGCGACAAGGCGACGGGCGAGTTTTTCGCGACGACGGACGGCACGCTCGCCGCAACTTGGTACACCGACGTGAACGCGCAGGCCGTGGCTCGCTGCGGTGGCTCGCTGCGCATCAACCTCACCGACGTGACCGACGACGAGGGCGTTATGTGCTACGACGCCGCAGGCGCATATCTCGGATTCGTCGCCCTCCCGACGGCGGACGCCTTCGGCTACGTCGCCCTCCCGACGGGGACGGCCACGTTCCGGCTCTGCCTCTCGCAGGGGCGCACCTACGCGGACGGCGTGAAGACCGCTGACGGCGCGACGTTCCAGTATCGCGCGCCGACGCCGACGACGGGCGACGAGCTTGCGTGGATGGGCGGCGAGGCCGCCTGCGCCGCCTTCGGGACGCTCTCGAAGAAGCGCGAACGCGAGACGGGTGGGAAATACTTCCGCGAGAAACTCGACGGGCAGATAACCATCTACGGCGAGGACTTCCGGCGCATCGCCACGCTCGGCGTCGAGGACTACGCGCGTCTGCGCCTCTACCGAACGACGGAGGGCCAGCAGCAGCAGACGGCCACGCTCTTCTACGAGTGGGACTGCATGAAGACCTCCTGCACGCTCGACTACGTCCGACGGACGGCCAAAATCGCGAGCGTCGAGACGGACCGCTACACGGACTTCCTTAACGCCTACGAGAACGAGTACAACGCCATCGACCTCGCGCCAGAAATCGGACAGCTGACGATGACGCGACGCCCGATGGTCCAGTGTTACCGCTCTGGCGAGATGGTCGTCACCAACATCATCGACCAGACCTTCTTCGAGGAGGACGTCACGGAGGCCGTGGCCTCGCTAAAGAACCTCACGGAGACGCACCACTTCACGTTTTCCGGCTCGGTCACCGTCGGGCTGACGGGCGGCGTATCGGCCAACGCTGACCTACGGGACGTCGCGCTAACGACGTTCCGAGGGTATTACTTCTCGTACGCCGACAAGCAGACGCGCGCCTACGGCCGCTTCACGGGCGGCGACTACACCATTACGCTCGACTACCGCAGACGCGACACAACCAGCGACGCCGTCCCGTGCGTCACCATCACCGTCGCCTCCACGGGCAACGTCTACACGTCCTACCGCTACGGGGCGTCGACGAGCTACGTCTCCGACTACGTCGCCTTCTCGCAGCTCCTGCCGCTCGCGTTCACCGCCACGCGCAACATCATAGCCAAGAACAACGAGGCGCTCATCGGCACGGACGGGCTGACGCTCACCATCACAGACCCCGTCGGGGAATACTACCGCGTGCTGGCCGAGACCGACGGACGGGACGTCGCGGGCTTCGTGCGCGACAACCAGACGCCGAACGTGGAAGGGGCGGTCACGTACCCACGTATGCTCCTCGCCTTCTCGGCCGACAGCGGCTCGGACACGACGGAGGACGACTACTTCGTAGACACGGAAACGCCCTACGACACCATCGTCATGATGGACGGCGGCACGCTCGACGTATCGACGCTCGCCAGCAGCGAACCGACGCGCTGGGGTAAGAACACCGACGGCGACTACTTCCTTCGCCCCTCGTCGGACCAGCTCCCCGTCTGCTCCTCGACGTGGACCGACACCTCCTACTGGTGGTCTCCGTCCACGGCCCTACAGGCGGCATCGGCGACGCTCTCGCACGGCAAGACCATACGGCACGCCTATCCGCTCTTCTCGGTCCTACAGCGCCTCGTCGAGAAAATCGACGCTGGCGTGACGTTCACGCCCGACGCGGCGCACTCGCTCTTCTTCTTCGCCGAACGGACGAAGCTCGACGTCGACCCAATCGACGGCGTCGGCGGACTGTTCACCCTCTTCGCCGTCCCGATGACGAACGTCACGAAGGACGACTACGATACGCCAGCCAAGAAGATGCAGCTCTCCGTGAAGGCCCTACTCGATATGCTCTCGGACGCCTATCAGTGCTACTGGTATATCGACGACCAGCGTCGGCTGCGCATCGAACACCTCGCGTACTTCGAGCAGGGAATGAGCTACGTCCCCGACGTGGACGAGGCGGTGGACCTCACGGCGCTAACGGACCGCTTCAATGGCCGACAGGCGCTCTACGGGCAGGGCGAGGTAGAATACTCGACCGACGACCTCGCCTCGCGCTACGAGCTATCGTGGGGCGACTCTGGAGCGGAATACTTCAACGACTACGCACTCGACGTCGGAGGGCGCATCGTAAAGACCGCCTCGAAGGCGTCGGTCTCCATCGCCGACTTCGCGGCCGACGTTACGATGATGATGGCCTACCCATCCTCCTTCTCCGACGATTCGGTGGCCCTCGTCACGGCCGACGCCGACGGGGCGGTAACGTCCGAAATCGTCCCGATGGCCTTGGACGGGGCGACGGCCACGACGCCGACGGCCATCAACAACTACTACGCCTCGTGGCCCTTCCTCCTTCGGCTCTGGCGTCGCTACGTCTACGCCTCTAAGGCCATCGACATCGCCGACTTCTTCTACGACGCGAGGACGACGACGGACATCACGCGCGCCGACTTCCGCACGACCACGGTCACGCTCCCAGATATGGGCTACGAGCTAACGGGGCGGGCCGTTAAGACGCTCGTCGGTACGGGCTACGTCGTCAGCTCACAGCAGGACCTCGTGACGGGCCAAGTAACGTTGGAAATAAATTTGCCGCCCGAATGATACGCAATTCGCGAAAACGCATATCTTTGCGGCACAACACAATAACAGCATGAAGCCCAACTTCTCACCCCTCGCCTTCTACGATGACCTCCAGCGGCAGCATCATCGACGCGAATACGCGCACGGAGACCTGCGGCCGGTCATCGTCCACGGAAAGCGGCTCTGTCCGTTCCAGGTCAACGTCGGACGGGCCGAGGTCAAGTCCATCGGCATCTGGCGCTGGACGGACCAGTACTTCGCCGAGGTCTCCGACGGTCTCTCGGACGGCGGCCTCTCCTACGTCGACGGGGGCGACGCGCGCGGAAACGTCGCCGTCTACCCCGGACTGACGCCCCTCGAGGCGCTGACCGAGGAGGGGACGTTCTATCTCGACTTCTACCTCTCGGACGAGACGCATCGCTACTCGGAGCTATTCTGCGTCAAGGCCTCCGTCGATGGCCTTCTCCGCCTCTCTTGGGGGTCGTCCCGTTCGCTCTACGCGGCGACGAACATGGCCTACTTCGAGGACGGCTTCCGCTTCTCCGTCTACCTCGATACGCGCCTCGGCCGGCCCGAATACGGCTACGAGGAGGAGGCGGCCTCGCGGCTCGGCTATACATACGTCGAATCGTCGGTATCGACGAAGACCTATCACTTTACGTTCCTCGCCTACGAGGCCATGATAGACGCCCTTCGCCTCGTCCGCCTCTGCGACCGCGTCACCATCACGTCGGACGGCGAGGAACTGACGCCCATAGCCTTCGGCATGGAGGTGGAGTGGCAGGACCAAGGCGACCTCGCGGCCGTCACCTGCGAGGCATCGGTCGACGACGTCGTCGCCACGCTCGGCGGCTACGCCCCCGACACGTCGGGCGACTATCAGGCGGCGGCCTACTCGGACGACTACTTAAACTCATAACGCACTATGGCCTACTGGGACACACTAAAAGAAGCGCTACGAGGGGTCGTAAGGAAGAACGACCGACAGGAGATAACGGGCGAGAATATGCAGGCCGTCCTGCTCTCGCTCATCAACACCATCGGCGCGAACTACCAGTACATCGGCGTGGCCTCGCCCCGAACGCTACCGCCTATCACGGACGCCAAAGTCTTCTACATCGCCTACGAGAAAGGCTCGTATCCGAACTTCGGGCTGTACGTGGACGACAACGAGGCCTGCTGTCTCTTCAAGACGACGGGCGAAGGAGGCTGGGAGAAGGACGTCCTCGGCTACGGTACGACACCCGACATCAACGACGATACGGTGAAGTTCGTGGACCGTGGAGCGTGGGAGGAAGGCGCGGCCTACTATTGTCGCGAATTGAACCCCGCCACGAACCAGTACGAGGTCTCCTTTGTTTGGTGGTACGGCTGCAAGTGGCGCTGTCAGGAGACGGCGACGACGGAAGAGCCGAAGTGGGACGCGACGGCGTGGCTCATGGTCGAGGGCAACCCCGATTTCTCGGCCGACTTCGCCGAACCGGAACAGCTCTACGACATCGACAACTTCTATATGCGGCTGACCGTCGTCGCGACGCTCTACAATCGTGACGTGACGGACGACATCGACACGGAGGACTTCGTCTGGACGCGCTACTCGGAGGACGCCGACGGGGACGAAAGAACCGACGACGACGACCTATGGAACGCCAAACACGTCGGCCTCGGGCCGAAGCTCATCGCGACGCTCGACGACCTCGGCGTAGGTCTCTCTTCGGGCTTTCCGAAGACGGTACGTTTTACGTGCACCGTGACCTTGCGCGACGGAAAGCGCACGCAGCTCTACACCGATACGGCAACAATGGAATTTAGCAACTAACGAAAAGATATGGCAACGAAAATCAAGACGCGCGGCTTCGTCTTCAACTTCACGCCGCTCTCGCTCGCTCACGGCATCAACGTAATCAATGGCGTGGCCGACCGTCAGAGCTACAACGGCATCGCGCACGAGTACGTTCCCGACTACACCCTGACGCCCATCACGCTCTCGCCTTGGGTGAACATGGTAGACAAGGACGGCGTCCTCACGTCGGGAAGCGTCAAGGCCTCGCTCTCGGGGATAACGTGGACCGTAACGAAGGGCAGTCAGACGACGACCATCACGACCTCTACGAGCGGATATACGATTAAGTCGGACGGCGATACGAAGGGAGACCTCGTCATCGGCGTGAACGTCGCGGCCGATACGACGGCTACGTATAAGTTCAAGGCCACGTATCTCGATACGCGCACGCGTCAGACCTTCACGGTGGAGGACAGCTACACCTTGGCCTGCTCTTCGGCCGCAGGGGCGCTTCCGACGCTCTCGCTCAATTTTAACGAGGCCTTCACCTTCAACCCGATTCGCTGCTCTTCGTCCTACACCGTCACGCCCTCTGTCTTTGTGGACGGCGTGGCCGTGGCCGCCTCGACTTTCGCCCTTCAGTGGCAAATCAAGGACGCTTCGACGACGGTGTGGCGCGCACTCGCGGCGACGGACACGGGGTTATCGGTCTCGTCCGATAGCAAGACGCTCACCATCACGCCGAAACAGTTCTACGGTCCGGCGACGCTTCGCGTTCGAGCCGACTACGACATGAACGGCTCGCCCTCGACGGCGAACCTCACGGACGCATCACCGGAGAAGGTTCTTACCATCACCCGACGCATTCCCGACTTCGAGGCCGATATACAAGCCCCGACGGCCATAGCCGCAGGGACGGAGGAGGTCTACGCCTCGGTAGAGCTGTACGACAATCAAGGCACAATCACGGAGGCGGCCAAAGGCATCCTCTTGCCTATGTGGTACGTGGCCAAAGACCAGTCGAACGGCTCGCCCAGTCTCACGACGTTCCTCGCGGACGGCTACGAGGCGAAGATACCGACGACGTACATGGACCAGCAGTACGGCATGATGACGGGCGTCGAAGTCCTCGACGTCCAGCCCGTACAAATCATGGCCGACAGCGACGGGCAGTATATCACGGACAGCGACGGACAAATCATTCTAATCTAACATACGCAGTTATGGGATACTACATCAAGACCAGACAAATCGTTCACGACACGCTCGGCTTCGCGACGGGCGACCGCGGACGTTCGGCCGACGGAAAGTACCTGCTCTGGCAGGCCGATATGATACGCCTCGGCGACCAGCTTGGAATCCCCTTCTCGGGGCGGTTCTACGACTATCTGCTCTACGTCGCTCGTCGCGTCGGGGCGCTCGTCCTCACGGCTAAGGAGGCGCGCGAAGAACAGGACGGGACGACGAACAGATGGCTACCCGTGGCCGAAGATGAGCGCTTCATCGACGACGAACAGCGCCAGCGCATCGCGAAGGAAAAGGCGGAGGCGGAGAGCTACGAGCAGCAGCCGACGACGGAGGCCGAAACGCAAGCGGAGGACGCGCAGGAAGTGACGGCAGAAACGGAAGCGGAGGAGGTAGAACCTACGGAGACGACCGACGGGGAGGCGGAGAGCCATGAGTAAAGCATCAGCCTCGCGCGAAGTCAAGTATATCCGCAAGTCGGGCACGTACATGGTCATGCTCATGTGCTCGAAGGGCGACCTCTGGCAGGAGTACACCGACGAAGGCAGCACGGCCAACACCAATTTCCGTCCCGATTTCTCGATAGAGGAGAATCAACCGACCTTGGAACTCATCGTCACCTCGTCGCGCACGGCGACGGGGGAGACGACTATCGCCGACAATCAGATAAAGTGGTACTTCAACGACACGGAAATCAATTTCTCGTCGGGCGTCTCTACGGGGACGTTTGCAGGCCTCTTCAAGCGCTCTACGACGTCGGCAGGGAGGCAGGCGCTCACGGTCACGGGGAACATCGCCCCCGTCGCAGGCTACGCCTCGGCCATCATCAAGGCCGTGGCCACAATCCTCGTCGGCGACGAATCGGAATCCCTTCAGGCGACCTACACGGCGCAGATACAGCAGAAGTCGGGAACGTCCTATAAGGTAACCATCGCCCCCGGGGACAGTAAGAACTTTGTCATCTCGGAGAAGGACGGCTCGTGTCAGTTGAAGGCCGTCGTCTACTTCGACGGGGCGCTCTCGTCGAAGAGCTACACCTACAAGTGGTATCGAATGAACGGAACGACGTGGGAGCAGCTCGCCTCGACGGCGCAGACCATCACCGTGGCGGAGGCCGACGTCGCGACCTACGGCGACTATAAGCTGGAGGCCTATCTCGAGGGTCAGCTCATCGGCACGGACGCGCAGGGCGTCATGGACACCAGCGACCCCTATATGATAACGCCGAACGCGTCGCCCTCGGACGAGAGCATCTCCGAAGGTAGCGGCTCGTCGGTGAAGTATTACCCGAAGCTCTGCGCGCGCAAGACGGGCGCGGAGGTCTCGCCGCAGCCGACCTTCTCGTTCGTCGCGCGCGACGCCGCAGGCGTCATCGTAGCGCAGAAGTCCGACGTCACGGTCACGACGACCGTAGGCTTCGAGGTCACGGAGGAGGCGTGCGCGCAGGCAGGCGGCGACGTCGTCGTCATCATCACGGCTAACGACTAATCGAGGACTATGGCAATCTCAATATCAACGGTCGTAAAGTATCTCCGCAAGGGGGATAAGGGCGACACGGGCGCGGCAGGAAAGGACGGCACGACCATCAAGGAACAGGTCGTCTACTACTGTACGACGGCCTCGGCCACGAACTCGAGCGACATCCACACGAACTGGGACGAAGGCGAGTTGGAAACTATATGGTGTTACGACGGCGGAACGGAGGACTGGACCAAAGCGCTCGTCCAACCGACGGAGGAGCAGCCCTATCTATGGCGCTACGCGGCTACGGGGTACTCGAACGGCGACATCGTAGACGAAGGCCCGACGTGCATCGGGCACTACGGGAAGCAGGGCGAAACGGGAGAGCAAGGACCGCAGGGCAAACAGGGCGTGCAAGGCCCGTACATCCAGTATCGCGGCAAGTGGGATACGACGAAGGTCTACTACAACACAACGACGGGGGACGGCGTGCAGGTCATCGACGTCGTTAAGTACGGCGACGCCGCCGACGACTACTTCATGTGTCTCAAGACCAACATCGGGCAGAACCCCGAAACCGACTACAACACGGACAGCGTCTACTGGACGCGCGCCAATTTCCAAGAGTTCATCGCCTCGCAACTTCTGCTCTCGGAGAACGCCGTCATCACCTTCTCGCAGAATCAACAGATACTGCTCCAAGACGCCGACGGGAACATCACGGCAGGGGCTAAGGGCGCATCGACGTCGGCCAACGACATACGGTTCTGGGCCGGAACGACGGGCACAAGCCCCGACCTCGAGGCGGCGCCGTTCCGCGTCTACGAGGACGGTAGCGTCGTGGCGACCAAAGCGACCGTCGAGGGCAAGGTAACGGCCTCGTCGGGGTCATTCACGGACGGGAAGTTCACACGCTGTGTCATGGAGAACTGTTCCGCTCTCTCGGGAACGTTCCAAGAAGTCACGGTCTCGGGCGACGTCACGGCCTTTACGATGGGACTAAAGATAAGCACGGCGGATAGCGGCGTCCCGAACGGGGCTTTGTGCTACGGAGCGAACGACATCACGCTCTCGGAGCTACCGGTTAATACGTTCCGCGTCATCAAAATCGTCAATCCGGTCGCTACGCGAACCGTCGCCGTGGACCTCGTTCTACGGTGCGCGACGTCGAACGTCCGCGTTCAGGAGGGCATGGACGGAGCGAGTTACGTTCAAGGCGGAACGAAGACCATCGCGGGCGGCGGCTACAACTCGGGGCGTTACTACGAACTGCTCGGCTATCGCGGCGACGACGCCGTGACCTATTGGATGCTCTCGACGCTTGATTCAATCTAACAACACAAATAAAACATCAAAACAACTATGGCAAAGACATTAAAGGACGTCCCCGTCATCACGTCCATCTCGTCACAGCGGCTCGTGACGACGGACAGCAGCGGCGTCATCAACAGCATCGCGCCAGCGAATATCGCGAATCAAATCGTCGGCGGAATAGACAAAAGATTCGTCATGGAGGACGTCGGAATCGTATGGCATCGTAGCAACAACGACCCGTTAATCTGCCACGTGAACGATTGGGCCTACAGAGAGAGCGTCGGCGATTACGCCGACGGCGTCTGCTTCTGGACGGGAACGCGGTTTCTCGTCGTCGCCCCGACGGAAGTCGAACTCCCGTGGGCCTCGGCGTCGGTCACGTGTGGCGGCGTCATGACAGCCGATAGAGTGACGGCACAGCTCGACTGGGAAGGAAAGGCTAACACGGCGGCACAAATCACGCACGAGGAGTGCGCCAGCGCCGACTACGCCCCCGGCTACTGCGCGGCCTATTCGCGCATCAACAGCAGAGGCCACGGAATAGCAGCAGGAAATTGGTGGCTTCCGTCCGTCGGTGAACTGTTTCTCATGTACGCCTATCGCTATAAGATTCAGTACGCCCTATCGTTCATTACGGGCGCGGACGTCACCCTCGGAAAAGATAAAGCGTTGTGGGCCTCGACAGAGATCTGGTCGCAGTTTGCGTGGACCGTCCAGATGGTTGATGCTCGTCTCGACTACTATAATAAGTCTACGGCCACGCTCAAGGTTCGCCCCGTCTCCGCAATCATTAGATAACTTTTTTCTTTGTTTACGTCGGCCGTTTTAAGACGGCCGACATTTTTTTTCCTCCGAAAACTTGTCACAGAAACATATTAGCACGATATTTGCACCGAAAACAAGAAACGCATAACAAAATTAGCAAAATGGCAAGGGCACTGACATCGACGCGAATCTACAACGATATGTTCGACCTGACGGAGCAGGTGCTTTTGGCTACGGAGAGCATTCCTCGCTGTTGTCGCTATACGGTTGGTGAACGTATGCACGCTATCTGCATGGAGATGATGAGGACCTTTATTATGGCTTATCAGTCTCCGACGCCGTACGTCCGGCTACGGCATCTCTCGGACTTCACGGCGCTACTCTCTGAACTTACGTTTCTCATCACCCTCGCAAGACGCAACAAGTTCCTCTTCGGGACGCGCAAGATAGGCCGTCTCGTGGCCGCGGTCGCAGGGATAACGAAACAGGTGTCCGCATACAAGGCGGCGACAGAAAAAGCGGCCGGCAACACCGCGGCCGACGTCGCCGAAAAAGCGCAAGAATGCGCAGGCCAAGACCGCGCGCACGATAGCAACCTTGAAACTGATTGATTGGGGCTGGTACCGTCAATACGCAAAGCACAACGGTTAAGAACAAGATAAATCAGCCAACGGGCAGAGAACTGGTCGCAGAATGCGTGGTCCGTCCAGATGGATAATGCTCGTCTCGCGGACTATAATAAGTCTACGGACACGAACAAGGTTCGCCCGTCTCCGCACTCAATCACAGGTTCGCACTCGCATCACACACCATGGTAACGACCGACGATATGATTTCCGCGTATGAGCTTTGTCTGCGCCACAAGCGCAGCAGGCGAAGCGCGATGGACTTTGACCTCGATTGGTGCGTAGGCGTTCAGCGCCTCGTCGATGAGGTGAACGCCCATACATACCGACCCGGGCGTTCCGTCTGTTTCGTCGTCACCCGACCGCGGCCGCGCGAGGTCTTTGCCGCCGGCTTCGCCGACCGCATCCTTCACCACTACATAGCCATGCGTCTCGAACCGCTCTTGGAGGTGACGCTCTCCCCTCGTACTTTTAATTGCCGACGGGGAAAAGGAACGCTCTACGGCGTCCGACGGCTGTACGCGGATATGTACGCCGCGACGGACGGCTTCCGCCGTGAGGCGTGGGTCATGAAGCTCGACCTACGGGGCTTCTTCATGAGCATCCGAAAGCAGCTCTTGTCCGATATGGTAGACGACTACATCGTCCGACGCTACGAGGGCGCGGACCGTGAGGAACTACGCTATCTTTGTCGTGTCTGCATCCTACATGAGCCGCAGCACGACTGCGAACTACACTCTCCAAAAGCGCTCTTCGACCTACTACCTGACCACAAGACACTCTTCAGGAACAAGGCAGGTCACGGCATAGTCATCGGAAACCTCTACGCGCTGCTCTTCGCCAATCTCTTCCTCTCTGACCTCGACTGGGCGATAGAGCGCGACCTCGGCGTCACGTATCACGGACGATACGTGGACGACATCTATATGATTCACGCGTCACGGGAGCACCTACTCCAGTGCGTTCCGAAGATACGCGCGTCGCTATCGGTGCTCGGTATCGAATTAAACGAAAAGAAATTCTATCTACAACCCATAGCGCACGGCATACGCTTCACGGGAAGCATCATCAAGCCGTTCCGTATCTACATCAGCGGAAAGACCGCAGGCAAGCTCTTCGACGCCGCGCGGCGTCTCGCCTCGGCCCATGGGGAGGCCGCGGTGGAGCGCCGCACGCAGACGGTGAACAGCTATCTCGGCGCTATGGTGCACTGCTCGTCCTACGCCCTACGTCGTAAGGCGCTCGAACCGATAATGACCAATCCAGCGTTCGAGGTGCGCAGTGGTTGTAGGTCTATTGCTCGCCGAAGAAATACTTCTCAATCCCGACCTCGCGAATCTTCGCAAGGTTGAACGGGACGTGACGCAGGAGACAGAGGTAGACCAAGACGACCTCGGTGCTCTTCTGTACCGTGAACTTCTCCTTGATACGCCGTATGTGGTTGATAACTGTATTGACGGAGAGCCGTAGCCGTGAGGCTATCTCCTTCTCCGATAGGCCCTCGGAAAGTAACTCCGTGACCTCGGCCTCGCGCGTGCTTAATTTTTGCGGCCGCAAAAAGGTGCTATTGTGCATATTCAGAAAGATTTAGAAATTTGCGGCGAAGATAAGAATCGAGGCCGAACGCGCCAAGATTCAGTGACTAAATTAACTAACACTTAACGCATTATGGACAATCTATCACTTTCCGACGTCATGGCGCTTCGGCGCGACGACACGCGCGACGTAGACTACTATCATCGCCGTCACACCTCGGGTACTGCTATCACGGCCGTGGCCCTCGCCGCTGGCTTGGGCGGTGCGGCTCTCCTGACCGCTCTCGTCGGCTCGTGGGCCGTGAACTCGGCCTCAAAGGCCCGTTCGGCAGGCAACATCAACACGATGAACGCGCAGGCCAAAGCCAACTCCGACCTCGTGGCCCTCTTGGCCAACCGCATGGTATCGGACAATCAGCGCGCCGACAACATCACGCTCGACGTCCAGCAGACCTTGCGCTCCCTTACGGGCGCGACGGCCACGGGTGGCACGTCTACGGCGCAGTCGCTGGCCAACGCCGAAGCCGTCGCGGCGCTGCTTAACAACAACACCAATCCGCTCTCGTCGGTCATTCAGCAGAACTGCGCTCTGCGCGTCCAGCGCGTCGCCGAACAGAACTGCGGCTGTGGCTGCAACGGATAACAACGGAGACGGCAAGGGAGGAGGGGCGACCCGCCTCCCAAGCCCACGCGCATCACGATGTGGAATCCGCTAAAACGACGACCGAACATGGCAGCACTCAACGCCGTATCTAAGTTTGACCTAAAGGTCTCGTGCATCGACGCCTGCCGCGGCGACGTGGCCGAGGCCGAACGCCTCTACCGCTTCCTCGCCGAGGACCTCTCGGCGCTCCCCGACTTCGCGCCCGTTCCGCCAACGACGTTCGAGCAGATACGGTCGGGAGCGTCGCAGTTCTTCTCGTTCCTAAAGGACAATCGCGAGGACATCGCGCAGGCCGTTTCCTACGTCCAGACGCTACGCGGAGGACGCGCGCAGGCGCCGGCGGCCGCGGAGGAACTACCGCCACTCGACGCGCCGGCGGAGGCGGAACAAACACCAGCAACCAGTAACGAGGAGGAGGCGAGAAAATGATAACGGCAACCAAGGCGGCGGTGGCCATCTACACCGAATCCGACGAGGCGACGCGCGCCTTCGAGGCGGCCTTCCACGACTTCGTCGAGCGGCAGCGCCGACGGGGCGTGGCCGTGACGACGGCGCGCATGACACGCCTGCTCTCGGCGCTCGCGAATAATCCAATCGTCGAAAACTATCTACGTCAGCTATGACACCCAACACACAACAGCAACAACCAAGGACCATCTTCGAGCAGCTGGCCGCCGCCATCGGGACGACGAACGCCAACGTCGTAGACCTCTACGCACTTACGCAGACCGTGGCCAAGGACGTCGCCGAAATCAAGGCGGCGCTCTACGCGACGGAGGCGGCGCAGGCGGAGGAGGGCGACGACGGGCCGAAGAAGTGAAACAAACGCAAAGAAAATGAATCAGATTCAACCCATCATCACGGCGACGCTGGCCGCAGGCTCGACCGCCTCGCCCTTCCTCCTCACGCTCAACGTCACGCAGCAGCTCTGCGAGACGACCTGCGCCGATGCGCCCATCATCTTCACGCCATCCGTCTCCGTAGACGAGTGGGCGCAGGTCGATACGGGCCTCTACGTCGTCACGTGTCACGTCGACGGCATCTGTTCCTACACGCCCTGTCAAGGCGGCCCGTGCTGCACGCGAACGCAGCTCGTCGCCGGAGCGTTCACCGTACCAGTCTACGCGGCCAAGGCGCCGACGGCGGTCACGATAACGACGGGACAGACCATCAACACGGTCTCGGCCGACCCATGCCACCGCTGCTCGCGGCTCTTGGTCAGCGAGACCCCCGTAATACTGACGGTTCAATGATACGCGTGGCGCTGCTCGCCCTCGTCGCGGCCGTCCTCGGCTGCCACATGGGCCTCTGGGAGGCCATCGCCGTGACCGTCTACCGCGTCGTACGCTGCCCTCGATGCTGCGCCTTCTGGGGCGTCCTCGCCTCGGAGCTGCTCGCTGGCCATCGCGACCTCTTCGAGGATGTGGCCGTGGCCATAACGGCGGCCTACCTCGCCTCGTGGGCAGCGCCGCTCGCGGCCGCAATAACAGCCAAATTACGCGACTTATGGGACGGCTGGATAAATTAACCGCCGCGGACGGAAAACGCAAGGAGACGCGAGAAAAACGGCCTCTGCGCGTTCGCTACCGTCCGCTGCCGAAGTTCAACGGGCCGAAGTGCCCAAAATGTAATCAATAGAGAAAGTATGGAATCCTACTACGAGATGATGAAGGAGGCCGAACGCGAGGGGACGTGGTCGAAGGAGATGATGTGGCGCGCCGTCGCCGACGTCGACGCCCTGCTCTCCTCGATGCGCGAGGATAGCCCGAAGCAGTACTGGGCCTTCATGCGGCGCGCCGTCGGGACGACGCACGCCTGCCAGTACAACGAGGAGTTCGCCCTGCACGACGTCGCCGCGATGCAGTGGCTCGACGCCCAAGGACACGAACGAACGGGCGGACGCTGGACCGTGGCCGAGGTCGAGGAGGCGACGAAGACGATGCAGTTTCCCGACGTCGTGACCCGATGGACCAAGTTCGTCGCCTTCAACGCCATGTACACCGACCTCGTCGGGTCGGGGCTGACGGACGAGCAAATCGTCCACGCCGCCTACGCCTTCTACTTCCGCGACCGCGACTGGCCGCAGGCGACGAAGGACGGCTTCTCGCCCTCGAAGGCGTGGGAATACTTCGCATTCAAGGCGACGAAGTGACCACGGTTGGCAATTTTTTGCCACGAAAATTTGTGCGGCCCGTTTCGGGAGGCTACATTTGTGCCAAAGAATCAACAACCTAAGACAAATGTTCGACCTACTCGAAGCGGGCGACCTCGTCGCCATCTGGACCTATCTGACGCCACGCATGGCCGTTATCTTCATCTGCTGGGCCTTCGCCGTCGTGGCCAACTTCGCCGACTTCGCATCGGGCGTCTCCTGTGCCAAGGCCCTCGGCGAGCATATCGACTCGCATGGCCTGCGCCGCACGTTCCGAAAAATCGGGGACTACTACCTCGTCATGCTCTTCTTCCTACTCTTCGACGTCCTCGGCGGACTGTTCGCGTGGTACACCATGCCCTTCGCCTCCATCGTCTGCTCGGTCGGAGTTATCTATATCGAGTGCCGGTCCGTCTTGGAGAACTCCAGACGAAAGCAGGCGCACGCGGCGGAACTCCCCGAAGCGGTCCGCGAGATAATCCAGTGCGCGACCAAAGAGAACGCCGTCCGCATCATCAAGGAACTGGCCGACGAGGCCGAACGAAAACGAAAGGAGGAGGCCGAGGAATGAGATACTTTACCATCGCCGAATTAACGGCCTCGGAGACGGCCAGAAGGAAGGGCATCGACAATACGCCGACGGAGGATGTGAAGCGCAACCTCGAGGCGCTCGTCGAGAACGTCCTCGACCCCCTGCGCGAGGCCTGGGGCGCACCGCTGACGGTGAACTCTGGCTACCGATGCGCGGCGCTGAACGCCGCCGTCGGAGGGGCGAAGAAGTCGCAGCACCTGACGGGCTGCGCCGCCGACATCACCACGGGCACGACGGAGGGCAACCGTCGCCTCTTCGAGGTCTGTAGGGGGATGGGGCTGCCCTACTACCAGCTCATCGACGAATACGGCTACCGCTGGGTGCACGTCAGCTACAACGGGACGCCAGCCCGACGTGAGCTGCATCTCGGATAACCACAACCAAAGCCATACACACCGCCATGACCTACCGAACGCTATTCTACACCGCCACGGCCACCTGCGCCGTCCTCATCGCCACGGCCACCTGCGCCACGCGCCAAGCGCGCACGTACAAGGCCGAGGCCGAACGCCAAGGCCGAAACGTCGAGGCGCTGACGGAGGAGGCCTCCGCCTACCGCCTGCGCGATTCGCTCGCGGCCGTCCGCTCCGAAGACCTCGAACTGACCCGTCGGGAACTGGAGCGACTACGCGCGGAGGACGCCAAGCTCATCGAGGATATGGGCGTGGAGCTTCGCCGCCTTCGCTCCTCGACGACCGTCACGACCACGGCCACCATCGAGGGGCGGACGCCGACCAAGACCGAGGCGGACACGACGACGGACGGAGGGGGCGGGGCGGTCTACACGGCACACGCCGAGGACCGCTGGCACAGAATCGACATCGAGGCCAGACGCGACACGACGCACTACAGGCTCTCGGTCCGCGATTCACTCGCCGTCGTACTCTACCGCGAGCCGCACCGCTTCCTCTGGTGGCGCTGGGGGACGAAGCGCCTCACGACCACCGTCGCCTCGCTCTGCCCCTACGTCCGCGAGGTCGAGGCCAAGACCATCACCATCACAACGAAATAAGAGAGACTATTGTTATTGTTTTTTCTACATGGAGTAAAGGTTTAGGTTTTTCATGGTAAAGATTGATTTTGAGGGAGGCTCGTCGCGACGACGGGCCTTCTTTTTGCCAGTTTCTGACAAAAAAGAAACTTTCCCGAAAGAAAGTCGCGAAAAAGTTTTATTTTCTACAAAAACACTGTATCTTTGCAGCGCAAACCTAAAGAAACGAGGTTCGCCCGACGGGACGGGTTTCCCGAACACGAAACACCAAACGAAAATGAAAACTATCGCGCAAAACCGCAACCGCAAAGAGTATAGAATCGTCGAGACCAGCGACTGGCAGCATCCGCGCTACCGCCACATGACGCTCCGCGAGGCGCAGCGCGCCCTCTACGAGCTGTTCACCGACTTCTGGGGCTTCGGCGGCGCCTTCTTCCTTCCGACGAGCTGGGGACACTGCGTTACGCTGACGAAGAACAGCCCTCGCTACGGTCTGCAGGCGCACACCTTCGCCGACGGGACGCGCTCGTTCACACACGGCGGCTCGATGTTCCGCATCGAGGAGGACAACTATCTCGAACAGTGGCTCGTCCTCTGTGAAGGAGAATACGAGGATAAGTTCGACAGCTACGAGAGGGCCAAGGGCTACGCCGAGGGACGCGAGGCCGCCGACAAGCTAACGGGCGAGTACGTCGAGGGACGGTGGCGGGTCTGCCTGCACGAGGAGCTGCTCCCTGCGGATTGAAACGACGACAACGAACGGACACGGGTCGGCCACGGGTGGCGGACGGGAACACCGCCACCGACGGGTCGGCCCACCTAAAACGAGATACAACGATGAGACTGAAACTAATCGAGGCCTACAACGCAGCACGCGACGAGGGCCAAGTCAAATGGAAGTACGAGCTGGCCGCGTCGCTCGGTCTGACCAAGACGCAGCTAAAGAACATCATGGAGGGACGGACGAAGATGGTAAGCATCGACCTCGTCGCCACCATCTGCCACCGGCTCGGCTGCACGCCGAACGACCTCTGGGGGTGGTCCTCCTCCGAAAGTTAAAACGACCCCATCGGACTGGGGTTCGGTTCATAAATAAATGAATAATGTTCAGCTGGGAGGCGTCGCGACGACGGCTTTCAGCTATTTTTTTGCCGGAAAACGGGCCGAAAATCGCCGAAAAATAAAAGTTTTCCGAAAAAAAGTCGCGAAAAAGTTTTATTTTCTACAAAAACACTGTATCTTTGCAGCGCAAACCTAAAGAAACGAGGTTCGCCCGACGGGACGGGTTTCCCGAACACGAAACACCAAACGAAAATGAAAGCTCAAACATCAACCTCGCAAGAACACACGTTCACGGTTCGTATCTACCTTAACGAATACACCGAGGAACAGCTCCGCTACATCAGCGAACACTACACAATCAGCTACAACTCGGCGAAGGTAATGTTCGTCGAGGTAACTGGCGGAAAGGAGGAGGCCGACAAGCTCGAGAGCGCCTGCTTCAAGACCGACGAGCAGTTCAAGACCATCTACCCCGACTTCCTCACGCCATACGACCGCCTCGAAACCTCACGCCGGCTCTTTCGCGAACTCGCCGCACGCGTCAATGAGGACGTAACAGACACCCTACTCGAAGTCATGCAGAAGGGAATGACGCCGAAGGATTCTCGTAAACTATTAAGCTACCGCGCGCGGGTCGCCAAGGCCATCGAGGGCTACGCGGACTGCCTCTACTAACGTCGCCTTCGCCGCCAGAAACAACAACCACTAAAATAATAATACAGCTATGAACACAACAACAGCACCATTCCCAGAAACAATCATCACGGGCGAGGGCATCGAGCGCCTCGCCAAGATGCACGGCCGCGACGCCGAAAAGCTCGGCCGCAGCCTCCTCGGCTACTTCAAGAGAGTCCTCGGCATGAGCGACGACGACCTCACCGACTGGTGGGGAACGAACCTCGGCCAGTTTCTCCGCGACGTGAAGCCCGAAGTAATCAACGACGCCCTCTGGATGCAGAGCATCTCCAGACCGCAGGACCGCGACGTACAGGCGCTGCTCTCGGCCATGGTCATGGGTCGCGGCAAGTGCCCCGTCTGCGGCGGCGACGTCTACCTCTATCAGTCGCTCTACCACGAGGAGGATGGCGAACGCTGCTATCCGCGCGTCACGCCGCCTGACGACGTCTTCGACGGCGCTCTCTGGCGCTGCGAACACTGCGACACGTACTTCCTCACGGACGACGAGACGGAGTTCACGGGCGGCCTCGAAGACATCGAGGAACACCCCGACCACTGGCTCGACGGCTACGACCCCGAAGACCGCGACGACGAACTCTAACACCTACACGGCCATGAGAATCCGCATCACCATACAACGAGCCATCGTCCGCCTGCGCGCCCTCCTTGCGACGCGCCGCGGCGTGGCCGCCGTCCTCGGCCTAATCGGCCTCTTCTGCACCGTCTGCCTCGTCGCGACGGGTATCGAGACGGACCGCGTGGCGTTCTACTTCTACGCCGTCTGCTTCGCCGCCATCTTCACGGTCATCGCCCTGCAGTACCTCTACGGCGAGGGCGACGACTTCGGGGACTTCTAATCACAAAAAACCAACAACCACACACAACAACAATACACCACAATGGAAACAACGAACAAACACAAGGAATGGGCCGACGCCATCAGCGAGGCCGACAAGATGATGGAGGCCATCGCCGGCACGCACAACATCGACGAGTATCTCGGAAACCTCCGCCAGAACGGCTTCCTCGCCTCCGAGGACGAGACGAAGCAGCAGGCAGCACCGACGGCCACGGACGCGCTCACGGGCGACGTCTGGGAGCAGCTACGCGCCAAGGGCATGACGGGCCAGCAGCTGGCCGACATCATCGAGGAGGCCGAACGCGCTACGCAAGACGGAGAACACTGCATCGAATACCTCCGCGCCAAGGGATACGCATTCGACGCGGGCGACTGGGTTGGCTGGGTCTTCCGCAGCCGGAAGCGCGACGGACGTGACAACATCATCGACTATCTCGACGCCAAAATCAAGGGCACGGACACGCTCACGCCCGTCGTCGATACGATAGCGCCTGGCATCACCTCCGAGCCGATGGAGGCCGTCTACTTCGACCGCGACGCCCTCGTCGAGCCGAAGGAGAAACTCTACCAGCTCAACGCCAAGGGGACGCGCTACTACTACCGCCTCGGCGACGACGGACGGGCCGTCTTCTACCCGTCGGTCACGACCATCATCGCCAAGACGCTCATTCAGTCGCCGTGGCTCATCGAATGGAAGGCCTCGAAGGGCATCGAGGAGGCCGAGCGCTACGCCCTCGAACGCGCCTCGTACGGGACGTTCATGCACGCCGAGATTGAGCAGCTCATCATCTCCCGACGCTGCGACCTCGACCAGCTCGACGAGCGCCTCCAGCGCTACGTCGAGGAGAAGCACCTCAAGTCCGACTTCGTCTTCTACGCCGACGACCTCCGCAAGGACCTGCTCGCCTTCGCCCAGTTCGCCATCGACTACGACGTCCGACCGCTGGCCGTCGAGGTGGCGCTCCTCTCCGTCGAGAAGGGCTACGCCGGAATGATTGACCTCCCGTGCACGATGCGCGCAAAGGCCGGCACGGACGAGAAGGGGCGAATCGCGGCCATCGTCGACTTCAAGTCGGGGCGGAAGGGCTTCCACGAGGAACACGAGATACAATTGGGTATGTACCGAGACCTCTGGAACGAGAACTTTCCGGACCGACCAATCGAGCGCATCTTCAACTGGTCGCCCAAGGACTGGCGCAAGCGTCCAAGCTACAATCTAAAGGAGCAGACCGAAGCCCGTTCGCTGGCCAAGATACCAGCGCTGCTCCGTCTGGCCGAGGTCGACGGCATCGCCGCAGGCGGTGAGCTGACGACCGTCGGCGGCATTATCGACCTCGACGACGAGGGCGGACTGGAGGCCAACGTCTCGACGGCAACCTTGGAGGAGGTCGTCGCAGGCCGGCACACAAAGAAATAAGGCTCAACACAGCTTTCATGAGTTTACTACTTTTTTAGGCCGAGTGCCGTCGCGAGGACGTCTTTCGGCCGTTTCTTTTTTCGATTTTGGCCGAAAATCGCCGAAAAATAAAAGTTTTCCGAAAAAAAGTCGCGAAAAAGTTTTATTTTCCGCGAAAACGCTGTATCTTTGCAGCGCAAGCCTAAAGAAACGAGGTTCGCCCGACGGGACGGGTTTCCCGAACACACACAAAAACTCACAGAGCTATGAAACCTTCAGTAATTGGAAACCTTCGCACAGTTTACGGCGTCAACAAGGAAATCGCAGGCGCTATCCGCGTCCGCAAGAACGGAGAATGCAGATACCTCCTCGTCGTAAGACCTGCGGACGACGAGGAGAACCGCGTCACATGGGGCGACGAACGCTTCAACGACTGGTTCTGGGCATGGGAGCCGCTCGACAGCTTCGAGGGTCTCACGGAGGTAGCCGCCAGCCTTCTACCGAAGATTGACGCCGAGTGCGTCCGCTACCTCAAGGAAACCGACTTCGAGGTCGTCGAGCAATAATTCAACCACACGCAGCTATGGAACAGAAAATCTACCGCATGAGCGCCGACCAGATGCGCGCCGCGCTCATCTCTTTGGCCCAGTACGCCAGCGAACCGAACTACACCGCCACGCGCACCGACTACGGCCGCGGCTACCGCGACGGCGTCGACGTCGTCAAGGACATCATCATCGACAGAATCGAGGCACAGCAAACCAAATAAAACAATAAAGCTATGGACGAAATCATCTTCCTCGCCGCCATCATCGCCGGCTCAATCGCAATCTTCGGCAAGCGCCTCACGCGCCAGCAGGACGTAGACAACTTCGACAAATCGGAGGACGAATTATGAACGGACGCATCACGGGCCGACCGGCGACGGCCACAAGCAGTAACAAGACGTCCCTACCGCTCGTCGGGCATGTAAAGGTAGGGAAACTGACGGAGAAGGGCTACCCGACCTCAGTCGACTACTTTATCCCGTCGGGGAAGTACGCCGCACTCTTCACGCGGGCCTACGGCGAACGGCCGGACACGATACAGGTGGTCTTCACCGAGGACGACGCCGAGAAGGTCTGCCGCGAGCTGTACGAGTACCGCGACGACCACGGCTCGCTCGTGGCCTACGGCGACGGCCGCGAGTTCCGCGTCTGGGACGGCCGCTCCGAGTACGTGGCGCTGACCGTGGACGACTACCCCGACCTGATGACCTCCGTCGAGCGGCGCTACCCCGTGAAGAAGTCGCACGGCTGGACCGTCACCCTCACCGTCACCTTCATCATTCCCCTCGTTCGGGCCGTGGCCGGCGTCTGGAGGTTCACCACCAAGGGCGTCGCCTCCTCCATCCCGACCATCCGCGACACGTTCGACGCCGTCAAGGAGCAGCGCGGCTTCGTTCGGGGCATCATCTTCGACCTCTCGGTCCGCATGGCCAAGTCCCAGAAGCCTGGCTCTGCCTCGCGTTTCCCCGTCGTCCAGCTCGTACCGAACGAATCCGAGGAGAACGTCCGACTGGTCCGCGACGCCCTCCGTCCCGTCCGCCTCATCGACGGGCAGGCCACGGACACCAACAGCGAAACAACAACACAAAACACACAGCAGCAATGAACATGGGAACAAGCACAATGAACACGCGCCTCAACCTGCTCTTCGTCCTTGCCGACGTCATGGAGCACATGATGGTGGAATCGACGAACGAGCTACACCGCGAGGGGCTGGAGATGCGCTTCGGCGCGCGGCAGGCATTCAGGCAGGCCCTCTTCGGACTGCGCAAGCTACAGCGCGAGGTCACGGGCTGCGCGACGCACACGCAGGACGACTTCTGCCTTGATTCGGATATGCTCTACGCCACGCTCCTCGTCTACACGGACGCAACGGGCGACGACAACGCCGTGGCGCGCGACATCTACCGCCACCTCCGCTCCTATCCCTCGCGCGTCGAGGGGCTGGCGCCCGCCTCCCTCGACGAAATTTTTTCGGCCGAGGAAGGCGAAGAAACGGCGGAATAGTCGTATCTTTGCGCCAACGGTTTAGGAATTGAGTTCCCGTGGGTCTGCCGACTGCCATCGACGCCCACGGGACGAAGGAAAGCTAATTAGCAAGACGGGCCTCTCGATTGGTATGGCAGTACCATCGGGGGGCTTCGTTTATCCACCACCAAGAATGGAAACAACCAACAACAACAGCAGCACGCCAAGGCGTCGACAGTACCTCATCATCGACGTCCTACGCTCCGAGGCCATCGGGGCGAACATGACGCAGGCGGCCCTCTTGGCCTACCTCTATACGCGGCTTGCCATGACCGAGACGCCGACCTTGATAGGGCAGGAATACTACTATCAGTGCGACGAACAGTTCGCCATCGACGCCGTCCCGATGCTACCGAGGAAGCGCGACACGGTCCGCCGCCTCCTTCGCGACTTCTCCGAGATGGGCGTCCTACGGCTCACGGCCATCGACGGACATCTCTACTTCACGCCCTCGCCGCTCCTTCGGACTTGGGGCTACGACTACAACCCGACGGAGGACGTCAAGTTCTCGACGGCCGCGGAAAAAAATCCGAACCTCGGAAAAAAATCCGAACCTCGGAAAAAAATCCGAACCGCGGAAAATTTTACCGCCACCGCGGAAAAAAATCCGCGCTATATAAATAATAATATAGAGAATAATAATCTTGATTGTTTACACAATCAATGCGCGAGCGAGCAAAAAAAGGCAGTTTTGGGTGCGGTTGGGCCGACGCCCGACGCCACGCCGCAGGCGGCTAAACAACCGGACGCCACGCCCGACGCCGATTCTCTTGGCCCAGCGACGCCGCAGACCGAGCCGAGGAAGAAGGCAGCGGCCCGAAGGGAGGCCGACGCCAAGAAGTCCATCTTCCGGCACTCCGACCTCGCCCGACGCGTGACGGCCCGTCCCGACGGGTCGCTCGACTTCTCCGCCTTCGCCGAGGCCTTCCCCGATGACCTCCGTCGCGAGGCCGACCTTGGATACTACTTCACGGCCGTCCTCAACTGGTCCGACATGAACGACACGAAGATTCTACGCACCGAACGGGGCTGGACGGCGACGGTACGGCAATTTATAGCCAGAGACCGCGACCGCGGCCAGCTGCACCGACCAAGGACCGCCACGGCCGCGCCGTCGCCGCAGACGGCCGAGATGCTCCGCTTCATGGAGGAGACCCGACTGGACTAACCACAACATAACAACGAAAAGAATGAACACCGCAATCACCACCACACGGAACACACCGACGGAGACGGCCATCGCCGCGCGTCGGGAGGCCGCGCGCGACCAGCGGGCCATGGGGGCGCTCACCCGAAGCGAGCGCGACGTCCTCACGGCCTCGACGCACCGCGCCATGAAGGACCTCGACCCACAGACGCTCGTCAAGGGCGTCGAACAGATAACGCGCTACGCCTCGATGCTCACGGGGGCACGCCTCACGGAGGGCGAGACGGGGGCAATGACGCGGACGGCCCTCACGGCCATCCTTCCTCGCCGCTTCGGGGAGCTGTCGATGCACGAGCTACGGCTGGCCTTCGAGCTACTCATCTCCGGCGACCTCGACGCCGACCTCCCGAAGAACGGGGCGACGAGGGAGGCCGACAGAGCGCACTACGGACAGCTCACGGCCGAGTACGTGACGAAGGTCCTCGCGGCCTATCAGCGCTTCCGCGCACGCGCCCTACAGCACGCCTTTTCTCAATCAACAATAAAACAGCAAAGCACGATGATTACACCCAAGGAAGCGGCGGAGAACGCCGCCACGACGAACGCCATGATTCGACGCGCGTTCGCCCGTTACAAGTACCGCGGCGAGCTGGACACGCTCAACGCCGTCTTCGAGCAGATACTCCTCACGCAGCTCCAGCGCGCGCACGTCACGTCGGACGTCACGACGACGGAGGAGGACCGACGGGCCGCCATACGGTCCATCACGGCGAGGGCCGCCGCTGGCCTCGTCAACGCCTACACCTTCGGCGACATGCGCCGCCGCGGCTGGGACTGCGACGAGGTCCGCTACGCGACCTACGCCGCCGCGCGTCGCCGCGAAATCGGCGAGGCCTTCGACTACATGATTTCCAACGGCCTCACGGCCAAAACACTCGTCCTACAATGAGACTAATCGTAGACACCATCATCGGCATCGACCCCGGATATAACGGCGGCCTTGCCGTCTTCACCCCGTCGGCCTGCGGCCCAAGCCAGCCGCCGCTCGTCCGCCTCTTCCGTATGCCGCGCGAGACGGCCGACGTCGTCGAGGTCCTCCGACAGCTGCGCGCCGAGGGCCGCCGACCGCTGGCCTTCCTCGAAAAGCTCAACATCAGGCACTCGGACATCTCGGTCGAGGACGGACGGGCGAACATGGGAAAGCTCTACAACCTCCAGAAGATGATTCAGAACTACGAACAGCTGCGCGCCGTTCTACAGGCCGAGGGCGTCCCCTACGCCTTGGTCCATCCGCTGAAGTGGCAGTCGGACCTTGGCCTGCGCGCCAGCCGATACCGAGGCGAGGACAAGGCGGCGAGAAAACGAAGGTATCGCGATACGGCGCAGGAGCTGCACCCAGACCTGCGCGTCACGCTCTGGTCGGCCGACGCCCTCTTAATCGCGCGCTGGGGCTGGTACATCGCCCGACGCCTGCCCGCTTGGCTGCTCTCGAACGTCCCGACGTGGGCGCGTCCGCTCGTTTTCGAGTGAAAAATGAAACTTTTCCGAAAAAAAGTCGTGAAAAAGTTTCCGTTTCCCGTCGGAAGGCCGTATCTTTGCAGCGCAAGCCCGAAGAAGGGGCTGGCCCGACGGGACGGGTTTCCCGAACACGAAAGCTAAACGCAACAAAAAGCTATGAAGTACGCAGCTAATTATTCCGTGAACAACGGCACGCACATGATTCGCCCCATCGAGGGAAACAACCTCCGAGAGATTCGACGCGACATCCGCGAGCGCGCGCTTGCCTCGCGATACGCAGGCAGCCGTGGCAGCTTCTACGTCGATAACAAGGAGACGGGCCGAAGGGTCGTCTACGGGTACATCACCGAGACGGGTCAGGTACGCTACAACACGGAATACTACAGATAACAGAAACGACGCCGTGAGGCGCACCATATTTGCATTTGAATATTATCATCAACCCTTTCACCAGCGGAGGGGCGGCGGCGAAAAAATCCGCCGGTCCTCCGTACCACTCAAACCAACGAAACGACAACCACCATAGCAACATAATACCGAGGTCCAATGACACCGACCGCAACAACAACACCAAGCAGCAGCGCCTACCGAGGCGTGAACCGCCGCGTCCCGACGCGCCGCGTCCGCTGGTCGCGAGGCGAGAAACCGCGTCACGTACTGGAGGCCATGCTCGATATACTGGAGCAGCAGCTCGCGGGCCGACCGTGGGCCGTTCAGCCGCTCTCAAAACGTCACCACATACAGCTCGTTAAGCGCTACATCCCCGACCTAACGACCGTCGGGGAGATGACCGAGGAGAGAGCCATGCAGGTCTACCGCGAGATGCGCCGCAGGGTCGAGGAG